CAGCGGCCCTCACAGGCTCTTTGCGTGCCCTGCTGGACTCTGCCCACATCAACAACGCTGCGACGCTCCTGAAGCTCAAGGGCGGCAAGATTTCTGGCCAGTCCCAAGAGATCGAAGTCACGCAAGTTGTGGAGATTGAAGGCGCTCCGGGGGTCGATGACGTGCGCAAAATCGCCATGCCCATGCCTTTCAACGGCCCATCGCCCGTACTTTTCCAGCTTTTGGGCTGGTTGACCACCGCCGCCAAGGGCGTGGTGACTACCGCAGAGGAAAAGATTGCCGACGTCAACTCCAACACCCCGGTTGGCACGACTCAGGCGCTGATCGAGCAGGGTGCAGCCGTATTTAGCTCCATTCACGCCCGTTTGCACGAGTCTCAGGGCCGTGTGTTGAAGGTTTTGAGCCGAATCAACCGCTGGTACTTGGATGACATGCAGCGCGGTGAGGTTGTGGAGGATTTGGAGATCACCCGCGAGGACTTTGCCCGCGTTACCGACGTAATTCCCGTCTCGGACCCGCACATCTTCAGTGAAACCCAGCGGATGGCGCAAACCCAAGCGGTTATGGCCATCATGAAGGACAACCCGGACTTGTTCAACAAGAAAGTGGTGATCCAGCGCTTCCTGAAGCAGATCAAAGTCCCCGGCATCAACGAAATCATGATCGACGTGCCCGCTCCAGTGAAGATGGACGCCGCCAACGAGAACGTGGCCATGGCAATTGGCCAAGCAGCCTACGCCTACCCCGAGCAGGACCACCTTGGTCACATCCAAGCGCACTTGGACTTTGCAAAGAGTCCGATTTTCGGTGGCAACCCCATCATTGCGCCAGCCTACCTGCCCAAGTCGGTCGAGCACATCAAGCAGCACATTGTGCTCTGGTACTTGAACCGCATGACTGGCTACGTCCAGAAGGCCATGGGCCAAAAGCTCGAGGACTACGAGCTGCAAAAGGACCCCAAGGCCGTTGACAAGCTGTTTGCGCTGGCTTCGCAGCACGTCGAGCTGGACGCGGACCAGACACTCAAGGGCATCATGCCTGTGATCGAGCAACTGATGCAGGGCCTGCAAAAGTTCAAGCCTCAGCCACAGATGACGCCAGACACCAAGGTGCTGCTGGACACCAGTATGGCCGAAACCCAGCGCCGCGCCAAGCGCGACGAGGCAGAGATGGGCCTCAAGGACAAAGCGCTGGCGGCCAAGATCCAAATGGACATGGCCAAGCTGCAACAGGACCAGCAGGAGGCAATGGAAGAGCTGGAAATGCGCTTGGCCATTGCAACCAGCGACCAAGAGATGAAAGAACGCATCGAGACAGCCCGCTTAACACGCGATGCGGCAAAGCTCAATTTCGAGCAAACCAAGGCTGTACCAACCCAAGGAGACCGTTATGGCAACCAGTGATCAAGAGCAAAAGAGCATCAATGTGCCCCAGCACAAGCGCATGGCAATGGGCGAAAAGCTCGATGGCCAGAGCATGAAGGGCAGCCCCGCTCCAACCAAACAGTCAGGAGGCTTGTCACAGGCTAAGAAAAAATGAGAACCCTCTCCGACTTGATTGGTGGAATTAAGGCTAGGCAGGCTGAAATAGCCGCGTCCCTCGTTGCTGGTAATGCGACGAACTGGGAGTCTTACGTTCGACTGGTCGGTCACAACGCGGGCCTGCAAGAGGCCCTCGAAATCCTAAACAACCTGATGAAGGAAGATGAGAATGAGTAACAACCCGGTAGCTTCTAACGAAGCTGAGATGGCTTGGGCATTTCCGAGCGTAGATCCCGGTGCAAAACCTCTTGGTGGACGACTGCTTGTGCAGCTCCGCCGTTCAAAAAAGACGACAACTGCATCTGGAATTATCTTGGTCGAAGAAACCAAGGAAACCGAAAAATGGCAAAACATGGTGGCCAAAGTCATCGAGATTGGACCGCTGGCATTCAAGCATCGTGACACGATGTTGGGCTGGCCCGAAGGATCTTGGTGCGAGGTCGGCGAATTTATTCGTGTGCCCAAGTGGGGTGGCGATCGTTGGGAGGTCCCCGTCCCCGGCGAGTCCAACGAAGAGCGTGCCTTGTTCATGGTCCTAAACGATCACGAGGTGATTGCAAAGTTGACTGGTGATCCACTTGCAATGAGGGCATTCCTATGAACACCGAAACCAAAGAAAACATTGAAGATCTCAACGTCGTTGAGGAAAAAGACGGCTCCGTCACCGTGGACTTGCCAGACCATATGGCTGACCACGCAGGTGACGGGCTTGGAACTCATCAGGACAGCGACGGTGATGTCGACCACCCTGACGACACTGATGCGGTCCGAGAGGCAAGGCGCAACCGCCGCCGCGCCAAAAAGGACTACATCAAGCGCACCAACGAGGAAAAGGACCAAAACCTGATCTTGTTGCGTCGTCAGAATCAGGAAATGCAAGATCGACTTGCCGTCTTGGAGCGCAAGACGCAGGGCGCTGACATGGCCCGTTACGACAAAGCCATGGAAGACGAAGAGTACCGTCTGCGGTACGCCCAGCAGAAAATGCAGGAGGCGACGGACAACTCTGACGGCTCGGCGTTCACCAAGGCCCAAGAGCTTTGGTACGACAGCCGACGCAAGCTGGAGGCCATGCACAGCTACAAGGAGCAGGTTTCCCGCGCCAGCTCGCAGGAGTCAGCGCCAGCCAATCCAAAGCTTGTTCGCTTGGCCAACGGCTGGATGGAGCGAAATTCTTGGTATGACCCAGAGGCTGGAGATGAGGATACTCAGATCGCCAAGGTCATTGACAACCGTCTGGTTGCCGAGGGCTGGGACCCTGCCACCCAAGATTATTGGGACGAGCTTGACAACCGCTTGCAAAAACGCCTACCACACCGTTATACTAGAAACACTGACGAGCCTTCCAGAAGGAGTCCCCGAAGTGTGGTTACAGGATCGAGTCGTGAATCGTCTGGTCGCGTTAATGGCAACCAATTTGTTTTGGAACCTGAACAGGTCCGAGCAATGAAGGATGCAGGTTTTTGGGATGACCCAGAAAAACGCAACAAGATGATCAAACGATACGCTATTGAAGCACGCAACAGAAGGAGCTAAACATTATGGATTCTCGTCTCAAAAAAACCCTCAACGCAGGTGGCCGTGAAAGCCGATCTTCACAAGATTCGTCACGAGCTGCCCCCGAAGAGGCGTTCATTTCAAAGCAGGAACGTCGCAAGATGTGGAGCGATGAATGGACACAAAGTGCGCTGCCGAAGGTCCCGGAAATTCCGGGATGGCATCTTTGCTGGTTATCAACCACCAACGGCTACGACAGTATTGATAAGCGGATGCGACTGGGGTATGTTCCCGTGAGAGCGGATGAGTTACCCGGGTTCGACAATTACCGCGTAAAGGCTGGCGAAGACATTGGTTTTATCGCGTGCAATGAGATGCGCCTGTACAAGCTTCCAATGGAGGTTTATCAGGAGGTCATGACTCAAATGCACCATGACGCGCCCAATGAGGAGTCTGACAAAGTTCAGGTCCAAGTTGAGCAGCTTCAAGGAAACCGCGATAGCTCAGGCAGAAGTCTGGGAAGTGTTGAAGGCGAAGGCTTTGGCAATTTGAACCGAAACGTCCAAACTCCCGTATTCCACGGGTGAGGACTTAACAAAGGAGTTATTTATGAGTGCAACCTCTACTCCGTTCGGCCTGCGTCCTTCGTTCCACCCATCGGGTCTGGATCGCGCTGTGGCGCTTGCTAACGGTATTGCTTCCGGTTATTCAACCGGAATTTTGAAGGGCCAACCTGTGGCCCTTGATACGTCTGGAAACATCATTGCTGCTACTGCTGGCAGCGCCTACCAAGGTGCTTTTGCTGGTCATGAGTTCACTGATACTACGGGTCGTCGTCTGGTCAGCAACCAGTGGGTGGCCAACACCGCCTACCAAGCTGGCTCTGAAGTGACCTATTACTACTCTGACCCGAATATCGTGTACGACATTCAGGCCAACGGTAGCTTGGCGCAAACCTCAATTGGCGATCAAGCCAACTTTGCAAGCATTACTGCTGGTTCCACGACCACAGGCTTGTCTCAGTGCATGATCTCTACGAGTCTTGCGGGTTCTGGTAATGTGGGCGATATGCGCATTATCGGTCTTTCTAACGGCGTTGATAACGCTTGGGGCGATGCTTACACGGTAGTGCAAGTACAAGTCTCTCGCAGTCAATTCGTTGCAACCATTAACGCCATCTAAGGAGTCCAATCATGGCAGCACCAATGCGCAGTACGGACTTTAGAAGCATCGTTGAACCAATAATGAACGAGTGCTTCGATGGAGTCTATGATCAACGTACCGACGAATGGTCACGGGTTTTCCGTGAGCAGGACGGTATTCCCCGCAACTACCACGAAGAACCAGTCCTTTATGGATTTGGAGCCGCACCTCAACTGCCTGACGGAACTCCTGTTTCGTATCAGCAGGGTGGTGTTCTCTTCTTGCAGCGCTATGTGTACAACGTGTATGGCTTGGCCTTCGCGTTGACCAAAGTGTTGGTTGAAGACGGCGACCACATCCGTGTCGGTCAGGTCTACGCTCGCCACTTGGCTCAGTCTCTCATCGAGACAAAAGAGACCCTGTGCGCAAACGTCTTGAACCGTGGCTTCAACTCCAGCTACCCCGGTGGCGACGGCGTGTCTCTGATTAACACGGCTCACCCCATTGTTAACGGCACGTTCAGCAACCAGTTGACCACTGCGGCCAACCTGTCCCAGACTTCTCTGGAACAGATGTTGATCCAGATTCGTCAAGCTGTGGACAACAACGGCAAGAAGATCCGCCTTGTGCCCCGCCAATTGGTGGTGGCCCCCGGTAACGTCTTCCAAGCCGAAGTTCTGTTGAAGAGCGTTCTGCGTTCTGGTACAGCAAACAACGACCTGAACCCTGTCAAGTCTATCGGCTTGCTGGACGAAGGCGCTGCTGTTATCA